CTTCTTCATCTTCTGCTAAATCATCTTCAAAAACAGGTATTCCAAAAGTTTTTAGACCTGTAAGTAAAGCATCAATCTGCTCCTGCATCTTGATTTTTGTTTTGCTCACGTGCTCCAACCTCCTGTAAATAAAAATAGAGGTACATCTTTTCACGATCTGAGTCCACTTTAATGACGTCATACTCAGTACCTTCAACTATTACTTTTAATTTATTTTTATTGTACTTACGCAATTGAGGGGGGCAGAGTGTGCGAATCTTCAAACTCAAAACAGCACTCAATACTTTGGCCATTTCATAATCTTCATCACGACATGACATTTCCTGATAAGCAAGTCTCCCCATTGGCACAAACTTTTCACCGATTCTTTTCCCTTTGGAAGATCGCTCTGTTTCCTTTGTGCCGTACTGAATAAATCCATCGTTCAATACATCACGAATTTTCTTGTTCGCCATTCGCCTTCCTCTTTTCTAATGCAACATGCAAGATTAAACGCTTTAATTCTCTCTCGAAATTCTTTTCAAATTCATCAGATGCATTGTTATAGACATACCGACAACGCTCATACAACAATTCAGTTTCATCGTCGTCTGGGCCATAAGAAAAAGACTTACCAGTCAATTTTTTGAAGTAAGCCTTTGCTCTATTGATTATTTGATTTAATTCAACATCTTCATCATCCCATGTGATACGTAATCGGTTTTTTAATTCAGCAAGTAATTCTGGCATAGCTATTTCCTACTTTTCAAGGCGTTCTCCGCCTCAATAGCTTCATCCTTGCCTTTTACCTTATCTCCATTCGAAAGCTCGTAGTAGCCCCCTCCTGTGTGTTTAGGATAATCTAATTGTTCTGTTTTTTGTTCTGTTTTCTGTTCTTGCTCATTAATAACTACTTCGGCAAGATAGACTTTTTTATACTTAGGATGCACTCCTGTTAAAAAGTAAACACGCTCCTCATCTGCTGAAAAACCTTCTGCTGGATATGTTTCTCCTGCTTTGTAGAAGTGGCCATTATGCTCGTTTGCTTTAAATGGATTTACTACTTTGGCTGAAATCATGTTATTTATCCTCCTCTCTATTAAGGCTCATCTGGTGTTACTATTGATGTGTCATCAATTCCAGCATTGGTAATATCAAATACTGTAAATGCATCATTATCTAAAGGTTGGCCATTGATTAATTGACGAGTCAAATACAAACGTTGGTCCTGAATCATACGAACATGATCCGATAACTCCAATGTTGCTTTTCCAGCACCTAACCAATAATCTTTTGGTTTACCACTTACCATTTTATTTAACGGCACAGCTGGTGATTTAATGATTTCTAGTTCTGGCACAGGGAACTTCCCAAACATCCATACACCGTCGTCACGTTGCTTCGCACCATAAGCAAACAGTTTATCATAATAATCAAATGGATTAATCATTAGTACAACGCCTTGTGCATCTCGCTTTCCTCCACGTGTTGAAGGCGCAAGGATTTTCTTTCCAATTTCTAAAGGTGTAAAGGCTACTAATTCCACTGCTGTTTTAGGAGCATATATCCCCCCAACAACTGGCGCATCCATATCGCGCATCATGCCAATTGGTTGCTTATTTCCTGTTCCATTTACAATTACTGTTTCTAGCTCAGTTGCAACTACTTCTCCCATCAATGTGCGGACATAACGATCAAGCCACTCAGGTCCTAATTCAAACATCGCTTTACAAATAACTAGGAAACCACTTAATTTATATACTTTCGCTTCAACAGTACGGAATCCACTGTCTACCATTTCTTGAATTTCATCGCAGACATCTCCCCAATACGCTGTTGTAGCTCCTTCTTTTCGTAAAATCCACTGAGTAGTTGCACCCATTGGTGAGAAGTTAATGCGAGATAGTAAAACATGATCCTGAGCTAAATCTTCAAAAACACGCTCATAAACTGTTGGAGGCATTAACTTTAATACTTCATCAAAGCTTTCTACTTCAATTGCTTGATTATAAAATGTACGTTCCTCATTCGTTAATTTTCGAACACCTCGTGAAGCTAATACAGATTCGTCCCATTGCATTTCAGCAGCACGCTTCGCTTCACGAATTGTTGTATTCATCAAATCTTCATAATGAGCTATATTGTTTGTATATTGCTCCACAATTCGTTGCGCTACTTCTGTTGCATCTCCATTTTCAAATGCTAATTTCAGTCCTGTAATTTGTTCTTCCACATTAATTTTTTGCGGTTCTTTATCTAAATTTTTAATTGTCATTAAAATGACCTCCCTATTTTTGCAAAATAAAAAACGTTACTCAATTGAGTTACGCTTAAATTTATTGAAGAAATTATTTGTTTGTTTATGCTCTGGCTCATGTTTCATAAATCTAGCTAAAACATTATTTTTATACTGTTCTGAATCAACTTGATTATCTTTTTGTTGAGATGTTTGTACTTCTGATAATTCTGTTGCGAAGCCTATAGCAAGCGCTTCACGTGCTGTAAACCACGTCTCGTTTTTTACCATTGTTTCCATTTCGTCTCGTTCAATCTTTGCCTTCAACATATAAATATCAATTGCACCTTGCGTCATCTTTGCTAAAACTTTTGCTTCTTTTAATAATTCCGCTTCATCACCATATACAAACGTAGAAACAGGATGTATCATCATCATTGAACCCACGCCCATTATGGTATCATCAGAAACTAAAGGTATTAATGACCCAGCAGAACATGCGAAACCATCGACATAGGTTGTAACGTTTCCTTGATATTGTAGCAGCCTGTTTGCTATTGCTATACCTTCTGCCACATCTCCACCTGGACTATTAAGGTGAATGATTATGTCATTTCCTTCTGCTGCATCAAGCACTTGCGCTACTCGTTTTGCTGAAATTGTGTCACTCCAAATTGACGAAGCAAAAATACCATACATCGTTATTTCAGTAACCTTTTTTTCTGTATCATGATTTACTTCGAAGCGATATTCAATTTCTTCAAGTTTTTTCATGTATGCTTCGTTTTGATAGTTTAAAAAAAATTTCGATAAAGCATTATTCATTGTCATTCACCCCCTTTCAAGGCCTGTTCTACTGTTTGATAGTTTTTTGTGATATGCCTGATATTTGCTATCGGTTCATCCACTTTTTCACGCCCCATTTCCTCAAAAATTTCATTTAATGTAAATCCTATCGCAAACATTTTATCTAAAGCTGTTGCTAATTCTGTAATGTCTGATACTTTAATTTTCGATGTATCGATTTTTATATAAGTTCGATCTAAATACTCTTCTTCGGTATACACTTTACGGTTAAATTCATCCTCCATCATTGCAGCCGCTGGATTTAATGCAAACATAATAAAGCTTTTCACTTGCCCTTCCAAGTCTGCTAAATCACCTTTTAACAGACCTCTAGGCACATGAAAAGCCATTGCAACATAGTTGAATATATCTTCTATAAGATTACTAATATCCCTACTATCAATAGTAAGGCCCGTTTTGGAATCAGACATATCTTCAAACTCATAACCTTCCTGTAATTGAAAGGCCACGCTTTTTTTATCTGGATCAAACCAATTTTTTAATTGTTGCTCAAACATTTCATCAATTGCTTTTTGCGTTTCATCATCTTGACTTCGTAAATAATCACCTGATATTAAAACACGTTTATTATTTTTTAATTTGTAATAGCTTTTGGCTGCTTCAATCATCTTGCCATGTGAATCATACAAATCATCAATAACTGATAACATTTTCACATCAGTCAATTTTAAAAGAACTACCTCTGATTCTTTAAATGTTTTATTAGCAAATACAAAATCATCTATTTGTACACTAGAATATATATTTTCATGTAGTGCATACTTTTTTACACTGAAACTATCTGCAACATAAAAATTATTTTCGTGCATTACTATCAAACATTCTTTTTCATAAATAAACTTTCGTATGGCCTTATGAAAAAATGCTGTAGCATTCTGATTTTGATTTGGTGAAACATTTAAAGAATAATACATTTTACCCCTATAGATTTTCCCCTTGTTATAAGTCTTTATTTCACAACGAGACAATGCATTCGCAATTAAATTAACACATGTTTCAACTGCCAAATTTTTATAGTAATATTCTGTCGAGAGTTCATAATAACAATCTTTTAAGCTATTCAATTCACCTTCTTTAAAAAAACCTTTTATCCAACGCCATAAACCCACTTGCTCACCTCCTAGTAACTATATGTCTTGATTGCACGTGCAACATTTTCTTTTGTAATTATTTTAGTTGCTAAAAGTTCATCGGCTCGCCACATCCCCGTTACAAAACAATCAAAACCATCTGTTTTCCTACGTATTGGTTCTTTTTTGGAGAATTCTTTATTCCCATCTTTCTTAATTAAGACTAGTACATTGTTTGTGTACCATCTCATCATTGGGTTATCTCCAAAAATAATTTGATTGTTCGCAAATGCTGTTTCAATTCGAGGAGCTAGCAACGCATCAGCAGCCTTTGGATTACGTATAACTTCTACTTCAAATCCCTCATTTTCTAATGCCGTGCGTACTAAATCAGCACGGAAATTATCAACAATTATCTTTTTCAACTTATAGTTTTTTCGAGCTTCTACAAAATAATTAACTATATGGTCTATATTGATTGTTGGTTCATCTAAAACTGTTAGAAGCCCCTTTTCTTCCCATTCACGAATAGGCGCTAAAACTTTTTTGTTGTCACTCTCATTTCGTTTCTTTGCATTTTCATTTCGTTTCTTTGAATAAGAATAAAAAATATCAACAAAATCTTTACGAACGAATGAGTGTGTTTTAAAAGCATAATAACCATCTGGCCGAAATAGCAAACCACAAGCTGCAAAGTCTCGAATACTGGCAAAATCTAAACAACCAATACATTCATTACCTTTTAAATCTGGCATTTCTATTTTTGTTGCTGCCTCTATTTCTTCCCATGAAGCCACTGACTTTTGTAAATCAGTGACAGGGCAATTCATGCGCTTTGTCATGAA